TTGGGCTGCTAAGCAATCCATTCCATTGGATATTCTTCTATTCTCTTTACTTCCTATTCCATTTACTATATGCATATCTTTTAGAAAATTTAATAAATCTGTCCCATGACATTCTGGGTATCCATCATATTGTCTGTATAATACACATATTTCTGAGTCATCCCATTCATTATTTATTACTGTTAGGCTTCTTGTTCCCATGATATATCTCCTTTAACATTTTGTTTACTTCTTCAACATGCTTAGAGCATGCATGACCTATTACGATAGTTTCTGTATGTTCAAGTAAACTGCCCTTTGGCTTATTTTTTCTAATGTCAGTAAATTCATAATCAGCTTTTGCTAAACATGAATTGTACTTACATAATGACGGTGTCATTTTATTTATTTCTAATGTCATTCATATTTTCTCCCATCCACTCTAGCTACTCTGTTAGTTAAAGAGGATATTTGAGACTCAATCGACTGTAATCTCAGTTCAATATTGTCAATATGTTTTGACATATGTGTGAATTTTTCAGATAGGTTGTCATACCCAAGCTTATTTACTCTCAGCTCATCCTCACTAACTCCTTCGTCAAATAATTTAGAGCTAGCTTCTTCTATTTTACCTTCCAATGTTTCAAGCTTCTTAGATAACTCTGTATTCTTCTTATTAAGTTCTTTGTATCCAACTTTGTTAATCCTAAGCTCGTCCTCACTAACTGTCATCTTGACTAAACTACTTACCTGTTCATTCTTAACTACGTTAAGTTTATCTCTTGATTTTGACATCATTTATCTCCATTATTGTTATCGTTTCTTTTTATTGCATTAAATAAATTTAATATTCTTTTTTCAGCTTTGCTTTTATAAGGTTCTTTAAGCTCTCTAAACCATTCAAATTTACCTCCAAGATATTTAAATGAACCATCACATACCCATCCATATAATCGTTTTTTAGTTTTGCTTAGATAAATTGTCCCATAATACATATTATTTTTATCAAGCTCTATTCGCATACTCATATTATTTCCTTCAATTTAACTCGTTTCAAATTATAGAATGAACCATATCAGGGCAGACCAAAGCTTTCTAGAATTGCTATGCTTTACGGGCTATGGTTCATCCTAAATAAGAGGCGAACTCTGCGTACGCTAACTTTTGAGCTCATTAAGTTGTTTCAACCACGTCTGGAAATAATGAGGTCTGACCTTTTTCGTATCCCACAAATACTAGTGGATACTACATTACGTTTTACACGCTTCAACACCTTTAAATCTTTGTTACAGTTGAAAGGTAACGCACTACATTCTAACATGCTATATGGAAACTGTAAAAAACCATATAGTATTGGTATGGGAAGGAGAGCTAATCTGCTTTTTTTTCATAAAATGAATGCAGTGCGCTAACACTTATTTACTTACGCTCTGTAGCATATTCTGTAAGAAGCTCAGAAAATTTAGTATTAAACTCTTCCATTTTCTTTGTTTTTACAGTGCCTTTGCCATTACGCCAGTATAAGGTTGGGCTTACCCAAACTTGTTTGCCATTTTCATCTTTAGTGCACATATACCGTTTTGAGCTTGTTCTGTTAGAGCTAGCTAGACCTCTTTTTCTAAGGTTGTCGCTTGTTTCTTTATCAAAGACTTCAGCTTTTTCTAAAAGCTCAACATCTTTCTTTGTTAGTTTACCCATATAGTGTTTCTCCTATTTTTATAAGCTTACATCTTCTGCCGTCAAGTCGATAACATCGACTACTTCTTCAAGTATAAAAGACATATAGCTTGGGTTTATTTGTAAATCAACATCTTCAACAGTTTTAAAGCACATTATCGGTTTTCCATTTAATAGCTTAGTCCCTGTGAAGCATGCTCTTCTAAATTCTTTTCCATCATTGATACCTACACTATATCTTACGCCTGGTATTATTTCAGATGATTTATAACTTTTATTTACCATTCGTCTACTCCTACTCTTGGTGATGGTTTATTTGTTTCTGGTGAAGCTGCATCTACGTCTTCTTCGCTTGCTATTCCTGTAAACGCTGAAAGACTATATCTCCTAAAGTAAGTGATGGCACTTCCAACTGATTGATATGTGTTCATGCCTTTGGAACTTGCTATAGGTGATTTGATAGTGTTCATTATCCATTCACCTGAATCAGCATGCATATATAGAGTTTCTAATCCTACTTGATTATTATCTCCTATTGGCATTTGCACAAAACATATTCCATGCTTTGCAAGTAATGGCCTCAAATATTGAACAAGCTTATCAAATGAAGTATATTTATATCCATATCCTTCACTGTCCTTAGAGATATCTTCTATCTCTTTTTGGACTTTAAGCTGAGCAGCAGCTATGTTTTTGATAGACTCTGAATGGTTGCACGTGTTTTGCTCCATTTAGTTTCCTCCTTTATCTTTTCTTAGTATTAAATTTACTGTTACATATATCATTATATGAACAGTAATTGCATTCCCATTCTTCATCCATAGGAACGCCTTCTATTACTCCTGGAATCATATCTTCAGGATTTTCATAAGATTCTATAAATTCCCAAAGCTTTTCCCAGTAATTGTTTGCTTTGTCTATATAATAGCTTTCAACCTCTATTGGAGGTTTCATTTGACTGTTGTCTTTATTGTACCAGCATAGATACATTTCTACACTATCCGAGCTGTCAGTCAATGCAAGCGCATATGTTCCTACTTGCATTTTATAAAATTCATCTAAATTAGGGTCGGGCCTGAAGGTCTTTGTTGTTCTTCCAAACTTCTTTCTCCATCTATATGCAGAAACAGTTTTCATATCAAATACTCTTGATATACCATCTTCCTGCTCAAGTATATCTACATGGCCTAATACTTTTAAGCTGGGAATTTTTACTTGTTTTTCAACATATAGTTTTGATTCGGAGTGAGGGGATGTAGAGTCTCTGTTCTTTATATGATATTTTATTGATTTAGCTATATCCTCATGGAAAATAGTCCCCAGCCTTAATAGTCTGGCGACTCTATTATCAAATCCTTTAGGTTCAAGCTTTAGATGTTTATAGTATTGCTTTTTAAAACAATTACCAGCAGATGATGCTCCAAACCATCCATCATAATCTTCATATTTACGAAGGTGGTCATCTTTATGTGAATCTATAAAGTCAGAGTATACCCTTTCTATATCAAGCACTTATTCCTTGGATTCTTTGTCCCAAGGCCCAGATGTGTCTGCATCATCATCGACACGCTCTGAGAATTGAATGCTTAAATATGGGTCACCTTTCTTTGTGCGGGATTTCCATAATGATACAAGATATTCATTATCGTTTAAAGTAACAGTTCCTCCAAAATCAGGTTGTTTACTGCTAGTTTTATCACGGACAAATGCAGCGCCTTTTCCGACTTGATTGTATTTTGACATGGGATTGTTCTCCTTATTTTATGTGGTTTATTGAAGTGTAAATTTACAAAATATCTGAGATTTCTCAAAGATAAATAGAGATGGGACGACAGTGTTCACTCATTAAAATGTGAACGGAGGAAGGGTTAATGATGTTACCCTCTGTCGCCCCTTAATTAATTTTTTAAAGCTTTATTTAGTGGTTGGAGGCTTTGGGTAATACATCCAATGTGTTACATCTTCATAGAAATATTCTAAATTAAACTTACCTTTCCTATCAAAATAAAAATCCATAAATCCTCCCCCTGAGCAATATCTGGCTTCCGTAACTTCTCCATTATATCCATCAGGATAAACACCATTATCATCTGTCATTCCTTCATCCCAATAACATACTATTACTTTAATAGTATCTTCGTTTTCTTGAACTATAGGAATGTCGTCTTTAACGCTTGTCCATTTATTTAAACCCATTTTGTTGTCCTTTTAAATTCTAAGGACTCGGCATAAGGCGTTTATTCGCTGTCCATGTTATGGAATCAACCGAGCCCCTGTATTATTAGTTATAACTTTATTTTACTGTTAATGATGGGTCTTTCATACTTTCGGTATTATATTTTTTACCCTTCCATACAAATACTTTTAATTTACCATTTCTGGAACTATCACCTAGCATTGCTTTTGCGAAACCAAATGCATCTGAGAAATTATCATAAGTTGTATCTGAAACTTTTAGTATTCCGTCTTCAGTAAAATGAATTGATTGATGTTCTACTGGTGGAATGACAACCACTTCTACTAGTGTATCTTCAGTTGACACAACAGGCTCTGGGTCAGAGTATATTACCATTTCTTCTATTTCGAATACTTCCTCTGATGATATTTCGGATTGCACTACTTTTTCACTAATTGTGCTTCCCAGATAAAATAACCCTGCTATTAATAATATAGCTAGCGTGGTATTTACCATTTTAGTATTTTCTGTTAAGAAGTTCATTACTTCCTCCGTTTTGTTTATTTGTTAAAGAGGTAAAGGCGCCCTAAAATGATATTAGGGCACCTTATCTCCGTTTATTTAACTTTGCCTTTAAGAACAGACCTTAAGATTTGAATTTCTGCAGACCTCATTCTTACAAGCATCCTGTAATACTCTTTTTTGAAGTATACAGCGATTTCTTTTCTCATAGTTCTGATATCGTTATTAAACTTTGGACTAGCCACTTGACTAAAACCTGTTATCAATATCACTATAAGCTAGATGGTAGACTTCATTGACTAGTTCATCTAAAGCTGTTTTAGCTGCCTTTTCAAGGCTGATGAGTCTTTCTTTGGAAGTAAACAGCTCTTCGCTACTTTGAGATGTTAATTTTCGCCAGTTCTGGTTGAACTTGTGAACATTATATTCACATTTAACTATATCTCTTATGACATCTTCACTTAGTCCAAGAATATTACTAACTTCGGGATATGTAAAGTCGCACACAAAAAGAGCTTTAACTCTATCGCATATTTTCTTATTTATACCAATGTCATTTGACCGCATCTTGGTTTTCTTAGTGTGTTCAGACATTTTATTGTTGTCAATGGTGGATACTCTCTGTCTATCTCCAGTGCTGTCATTCAGTACTATAGAGCCTATGCTTTTGCATTTGCTTATTACTGATGATACAGTTCCACTTTTGTATTCAGAAAGCCACCCTGTTATGGTTGAATATGGGTACCAGTGGTCTGGTAACATATTCGTGTTTAGTATGTTTACTATCTTTTCTTGGATAGTGTTATTTCGAGGTCCGTATTGCATTATTTCCTCCATTATTACGGTGTTGTTTTATTACCAGCGCCTTGCTAGTAAATTCTTTAACTTTATTCATTGTTAATCTTATACGCTTCATAGATTTTGTGGGCTTGCTCTAAAGATATATTTTCATCTTCTGTTATATATCTAGGAATATCTTCTTCTCTAATATCGTCACATTCTTCTAGCATCCACTGGATTGCTGGGAATACTGAGTCGCATATATCATCAAATATGAAATCACTTTCTAAGTCCATAATACACTCCTTGTTATCTTGGTGGTTCAGATTCCCATGGCCCCCAATGTTCATGCTTTAATAACATTTTAGCCATTTCTGTGTATGTGTATTTATATATTTTATGTCCTTCAAATGGTATTTGTCCGATTCTATAATATATTTTTTTAGGAAGCATTATTTCGGTGTTATTGCTGTAATCATATACTACGCCATCTTTTTCTACCCAGCAGTGTCCCATGGCTTTACCATCTTTTTGGTTCTTCACAACTCCATGAACTAATTTATGATGTTGTTTGCCAACCATCCATCTTCCGTTTATTGCGTAACAGTTGCCTTTAGGTTTTTTATTCATTGTTTTTGGTTGTCCTTTTCATATTCTTTTTTGAGGTCTTTTTTCCACTGAAACCATTTGTCCATTATCATGTTAACTATTGTTCCTATTAGCATTCCGATTGCAATGCCTATGCCTAGTGATGGTTCACACATGTCCATTTACCTTTATGTTATGTAACAGTTTCAGTCTATTTACTGATGTTTTTATTAGTAGAATCAGTTCTTCTTCGGTCTTTCCTATATCCTTTGTTATACTATCACGCTCTTCGTCTTCTAATAATGATGAGGAATTTCCGTTTGTTAATATTAGTAGTGATAGCTTATCAATTCTTCTCTGAAGTATATTAAGCTCATGAGGTATTAGTGTACTTTTTATAGCGTTCATATTATTTCTTTATCTTTCTGATGACTTGTTGCATCATGTTGTTCTCTTTCAGTCTTTCTTCACCTAGAGCCATATGAACTATACCTTTTACTTCATCTTTAGTAAATAATCTTGTATTAAGATAGTATTTATTCTTAAAGAAGAATGTTAGTGCTCCACCCATGAACCCTGCTACAAATATTGCAAGATGTTCTATTGTGAGTATTGCCATTTTAAATGCATTTGCTGACATTTCCATTATTTTCCTCGCTTCTGCTTTTATTTTAGCTGTTAGTTGACATTTGTTAAATCTTTGTTCTTTATAGAATACCCAATGTAATATTCCTGCCCATAGCATAAAATATGTTACAATTAGTATTCCAATCAGCTCTTGGCTAGTCATTTTTTGACTCAGACTTATTTATTTCTTCTTCCGCGAGCTCTTTTAATTCTTCTCTATCTTTATTGTCAAGCTTTCTCCATTGTTGTAGGAAGTCTCCGTTAATGCTAAGCTTATCTTTTAAATATCTGATTGGTGATTTAGTTTCAGTCATTATTATCCTCTTTGTTTGTGGTTTATTTAGTTGCCAGTGTTCTATCTCGATAGATTCTATGGCATCCCAGCAGTCACATTCGTTGCAACAATTATTGTCCATATTATCCTCCGTAGAATCTTTTTAATATTCTTAAGTGTAAGGGAGACCACTTGTTTTTCTCTTGTGGGCAGTGAGGGCTGTTATCTCCCGTTTACAGCTGAGAACACATCAGAGCGAGCACGGTTTAACACCAACGTCAACCTTTGCGACAATTAAGGTGTTCATTCGCAATCTTTGAGCCTTTTTATGTCATGCTCAGGACTGCACCTGCGGACAACCACTGATACATTTAATTTTAAATACAAAACTTGTCAGGGTATATTTCTTTAGTTATTCTGTCTGCCACCCTAATAACTCTACACTTACCTCGATGTATCCCAGATTTCTTCATAGCATCTAACACCATGAACGGTATTAATATAATATCTAATGATTTGCAATCTTGCAGAACTTCTAAATCATCACGGACAATAGTAGGTATGCTAGTATTTATTTTAATATCAGTATATAATCCATTCGTAAAGATATTAATAGGGCCAGGGAAGACAGTTTCTTTTATATCAAGACTCATCGCCTTAACCCTATCAGGGTCACACGCTGGTAATACTTCACCAGTTGTAAATGTAAATGGATGTGGTGAGCTCCAATTAGCTATTCTTATACCATTGTTTAATTTCATGACTGGACAATTATTTATTTTAGATGGGAATGTCCTTTTAATCATTAGTTACCCTCCTGTAGTTGTTACATATTCATCCATTACTCACCTCCGTCTAATAATGACTTTATCCATAGTTTGAATAGACATACTAGGCAATCTTTATGGTGATGGTCGTGTCCACAATCTTCCATTAGTTACCCCCCTTGGCGAGCAGCCATAATTTCTTTACTTCAGCCTTAGGCAATACCATTAAATGACTGAACTTAATGTCTTTACGGGACGCTGATAAATCATCAGCTATCTGCCACTTATACTTGAATGGGCAACCATCTACATTTGCCGATATCCATTCATTAGCATTCCTTTCATTCCACGATGCCCATAATGCTATAGGACCTATAACTACCGTTACTACGAATAACACTACAATGTAATCTATCATGATACTTCCTCCGTATGTTAATGACCAAGTTAACTGTATATATTCTTTCACTCTTAAGGATAAACTTACCCATCAAGCCCCCCATAAGGGAGGCCGATGGATGTTAGTTTGTTGATGATTAACCTTCTTCTACAACCAGACCAAGTTCATCATCAGTAAATGTGAAGACCTCAGAGCCCGTGAAGGTGGCATCATCAGTCATAACAGTCTTCACCTGAGCCTGGAGTGATTTAGATTTTAAGGTTGCCTCATCCCAGTAGAGAGTGCTTTTAGATGATACATCCCACCTTACGGCATAAGTACCATCTTCAAGTTCTGCTACATAGACGTCTGTGATTCTGTCGCCATCACCGAAGTTGTGCATAATAATCATTTGTTTAACCCTTTCAAGATTAATGGTTTTCAACTAAAAAACGAATTTCCATAATCCGTCTTCCCCATTTTGAAGTCAAATATGGTTATACATCAAAATCCTATAATTTTTCTATGAATGACTTGGTCATTTCTATTACTGTACTATATATATATATATATTATAGTATAGTAGTATAGTCAGTATGGTCATATGGTAGAGCATATAGTTTAGAGTAGGGGGGAGGTTGTTAGGAGGGGGGAGTAATTCCTTGATTGGTATATATATTCTATATTAATATTGGTTATTATGGCAAAAGTTATAAATGCATTAAGCAACCTTAGCCATGAAGATATTGAAAATGCTTTAAAGCAGATATCTGGTGAATCTGGAGATACTATCCCTATTGAAATAGATGGTTCGGTGTATCATATTCCTTTAGCCGTTCAATATCTGATTGATGATTTAGCTCTGCAAATTAAGGAGCTATCTAGTAATGATGGGATTATAACACCTAATTAATTATTATGGATTATAGAAAAATAAAAGGAGTGAAACATTGTGTGTATGACCATATAAGCGAGTTTTATGATGAACATCCAAACGAGACTCCTCTAAAAGACTGGAGAGATGCAAAAGAAGGCGACTGGGTCTGGAGCGATGATGGTCGCATTGTTCAGATACTTAAAGCATCACCTATTAAACATCCCAATGACAGAAGAAACTATAAATATTGTAAAAGTTATATTCGCACTGTTGTTGGTTCGTTTTTATGTTTACCTAAAACATATATGGATACTGATTTTTCCGAACACAAAAATAGATACACGTTTTCAAAATCCATTAAAGATACAAAAAAACAGATTTATAAACGGAAATCAACAACCAAAAAAGAGAAGATATTTGCGACTAATATTGCAGTTGGTCTTGGGGCGGTTAAAAGCTATATGGATGCGTTTAGTGAAACTGATTCGTATAAAGCTCAAAAGAAAGCGGCAATCCTATTAAATCAGGAGAGAGTTATGAAAGAAGTAGAAAAGTCAGTAATTGATGTAGCAAAAACTATGGGCATTGACCATGAATATGTCTTAGAGAAATTGAAATGTTTAGCAGACGGTTCCCCAGAGGACCATATTGTCTTGAACGCCACTAAAGAGTTGGGGAAGGCAATAGGAACTCTAGGGACAACTACTATAAAACAAAAAGAGCAGGGGATAATAGGTTTGTTTAGTGGATTCGAGCCTGACCAGATAGAAGCTGCTGAAAGGCCAAAGAAATTAGAGGAAATTAATATAAAAAAAGGAGAATAATATGGTTTGTTGCCCTTATTGCGGAAGTACTTATGGTAGAAAGAAAGGTATTAGAAATGATTACCAAAGGTATGAATGCTACAGTTGTCGTAAGTTTTTTCAGAAGCCTCTGGAGTATGAAGAAAGTGAGCTTCCTAAAATATTATTATTTGATGTAGAAACTAGTTTATATCATTTTGTTGGTTGGGGGACTTATAAACAATATATTCAGCATTATCAAATAACACAGCATCAGTACATAATAAGCTGGGCTGCTAAGTGGTTGTATGATGATGATGTTCAGTCTGATGTTGTTACTCCAGAAGAATCTAAAAATAGAGACGACAAGAGAGTTGTTAAGTCAATTTATAAACTATTAGATGAGGCAGATATAGTCATTGGACATAACGGAGATAGGTTCGACCTTAGAAAACTCCGTTGGCGATTTATTTCACATGACATGCCCCCACCAAGTCCTTTTAAGATTATTGACACTTTAAAGGTTGCTCGGAGAGAATTTTTTGCACCATCATATAAACAAGACTTCTTAACAAAATATTTTCAGTTGGAAAATAAGCTATCAACAGATTTTCAGTTATGGATTGATTGTGAAAATGGGAATCAAGATAGATTAAATGAGATGGTTGAATATAATAAGCACGATGTGATGGGTTTAGAGGAGTTATATTTAAAGATAAGGCCGTATATTCATAATCATCCTAACCTTGGAGTTTTGATGGATGATGATATATGCCCTAGTTGTGGGAGTAAAAACTTGAAAGAGACTAGCGCTGTGTACTTAACTTCGGCTAATAAGTTTCCTGTTTATAGGTGCGAGAGATGTGGGACTCCTTATATTAGAGGGAAAAGAAACATTGGTGATTATAAAACTCAGATAAGAAGTGTGTCTTCATGAGTCTGTATCAGAGTAGTAGAGATTTAAAAAAGAAAAAGAGGAAAATAAAAAAGACAAGGCAGGGTTCTGGTAGAGGGACTAAAAATAAGTATAAAAAATATAGGGGGCAAGGAGGTAGGAAAAGATAATGGTAGTTACGAAAAGAGGATTAAAAAGAAAAGACTTGATTAATAGGATAAAAGTGTTGGAGTATGCTCTTTCTAATTATGTTGAAAGACAAAAGAATAGTGAGTTAGCTTTTGACCTCTATGTGGAAATGAATAAAGATGAAGAACGATTTAAAGATTTTATAGATAATAAGAAGAAAGATGCCGAACATAAATAGTCAGTCTGTGTCAGATGCTGAGAAAGCATTAAAACTAGCTAGCAAAGATTTAATATCTTTTGGGAAACTATTTCTTCCTGAGGATTTTCTTCGTAGTGAAACTCCATTTTTTCATTATGAGATAGCAGATGCTATAGATAATAAAGAAACTAAACAGGCAGCTATTATTATTCCGAGAGGCCATGGCAAGACTGTTCTTACTAAAGCTTCTATATTGAAAGATTTTTTGTTTTGTAAAGGTGGGGATGATTTTCTATTTTATGCATGGGTATCAGCTACTCAGAAGCTTTCAGTAGGGAATATGGATTACATTAAACATCACCTTGACTATAATGACAGAATAAAGTATTATTTTGGTGCGGTTAGAGGGAGAAAATGGACAGAAGAAGATATAGAATTAACTAATGGATGTAAACTTATAAGTAAATCTAATGTTGCTGGTATTCGTGGTGGTGCTAAGCTTCATAAGAGATATGACCTGATAGTATTGGATGATTTTGAGCATGAAGCAAATACAATTACAAGAGAGGCTAGAGATAAGAACGCAAATCTTGTCACTGCTGTTGTTTATCCCGCGCTTGAGCCTCATACTGGTAGGCTCCGTGTTAATGGTACTCCCGTACATTATGATTCCTTTATTAACAATTTACTTACTCAGCATGCAAAAGCTATTAAAAATGGGGAAGATTTTGCCTGGGAGGTAATTACATATAAAGCATTGCAGTCAGATGGAACGCCTCTTTGGGCATCGTTCTTTCCCAGTAAAAAGATAAAGGAGAAGAAGAAGTTCTACGCTGATTCTGGTCAGCCTCAAAAGTTCTATCAGGAATATATGATGGAAGTGATGAGCGAGGAGGACGCTGTATGGACAAGAAAGCACATAAGGTATTGGGAAGGGTATTATAAAAATGATGATGATATTAATTATATAGTTATTGATGATGGACTTGAAACAAGGGAGGTCCCAGTCAATATTTTTATCGGATGTGACCCCGCTACAGATATTGATACAAAGCACTCAGATTTTAGTGTTATTATGGTTGTCGCTATTGATGTTAATAATAATTGCTACGTACTTGAATATGAAAGGCATAGGTCTATTCCGACTATTGGGTCAAAAGACCCGAGTACTGGGAATATATTGGGACGTAGTGGAGTCGTTGATTATATTATATCTCTCTATGGTAAATATAATTGTGTTTCTGCAACTGTCGAGGACGTTGCTATGAATAGAAGTATATTTCAGGCTCTAAATGACGAAAGACGTAGGTTAAATAGGTTTGATATATCAGTTATTCCCGAGAAACCTGGTGGTCAAAATAAGAGAAATCGTATATATTCAGGTCTTTCAGGTCGTTTTAGCATGGGAACAGTCTTTTTACGAACAAATATGTTTGATTTAATCAATGAAATTATTACATTCGGCCCAAAAATGTCTCACGATGACACCATTGAGTCTCTTTATTATTCAACCGTGCACTCTTTTCCTCCTAATATGAAACAAAAAGAAGGTAAAAGAAAATGGTTTAAACCAAAGCGTAAAGCTAAAAGCTGGGTCGTAGCATAATGTCTGAAAATTCAAATAATCCTAAATCTTTTACATCTTATCCTGGTTCATCTTTTACCTCAAGTCCAAGTTTGGCGATGAGGGCTTTAGCTCAGAGTAGAGCCTTAGATGGAGGATATCAAAAAACAAGTACAATGTGGAATCAGGTAACTAGAAATAGGTATCCATCTGGTAAGATGAAAGTGATAGGGTCTTCTTCTTCGAGGAAATA